GATTTCCGGGTTCCCGGCTACCCCACTGCCGTTGGTGACGCTCAAACCGCTTGTAGCGGCCGCAATCGAGCGCGAGACGACCGTGGACGCGTCGGTCTTCACAATGATGCCGGTGGAGGCCGATTCGAGGCTTCCAGAGGCTCCGTTGAGCACGATGCGGTAGTAGGACTGTGCGCCGCCGTCTTGTAGGCCAATTCCGGTGCCACCGGACAGGAAACGGCTGTTGGGCAGCGTCGGCTCCTGATTTTTCGTCAGGAAAGTCTGGGTTTGGACCGGAGACCCGGCCAGCGCAGCCGCAGTGGTGCGCAGCGTCTGGCCATTTTGGACGATGGGGACGAGTTCATCCCCGACGATTGGACCGGCCGCTGGCAGTTGGGTGATGGTTAAATTCGGCATGTCAGGGCTGGATCTCAAGTCCGTCGAGGTTGCCGTTGTTTTCAGGCGTTTCAGTGTTCCCCTCGGTGGAGATCACAGTGCCGCCGTAGGCCTCACCCACGACCAAGTTGTTGGGGTCGACTGCTACCGACACGTCAGGGCGCGGAAACCGAATCGTTATCCGTTCGGTTTTGCGAGCTGGTAAGCGGTAGGGGTCGAAGTTGTCAGCGCAGCCCTCGTTGCACACCTGCAGCCCCGGGAAGTTGGGGTCCGAACGCATCACGGCGTGCGGGCGCTTCATCTTGCATCGGTCGCACACGGCGATTGCGATGTCAGAGTAGCCGAGGGTGTCGAGGAAGATCGGCATGGCTTACTTCGTGTACACGCTGATATTCGGGGCGAAGTAAATCGGCGACTTGTCGCGCTCCTCCGCCTCGGCCAAGCCAAGGTACTTCTCCGCCTGACCTTCGAGGTACTGAATGCGGGCCACGTCCACGCCGGGAAGCTCAAGGCTCATGCGGTGCGACAGCATGAAAACCACCGCCTCAAACCAGCGCTGAGGCACTTCCAGCTCACCGTACAGGTCGCCCACGTCCATGATCTGGCGCGAGTACCAAACGGTCATCTGCACGAAGGGATCGGACGGCACTGGCCACAGGTAGATCTCCGACTGCGGGATCGTGCGGTTGAACCAGTACTGGAACGGCTGGTTGGCCGTGAAGTTCTTGTTCGGCAGGTTGGTGTAGTCGTCGCGGTTCAGGCGAGCCATCGTGATTTCGGTCGAGTTGTTGCCGAAATACAGCTCGCGCAGGCTCAGAGTGTTGCCGCCAGTCTCTCGGATGCGGTAGTACTGGACCGTCTGACCGGCCTCGATGTCGTACCAGAGCCACTCGCCGTTGACCCAGACGGTCTCGCCGGGGTCGAGCAGCGTGCTCCAAGTGATTCCGTCGGCGGAATACTCAAATACCGCGTTGAAAGTTCCAGAAACGTCCGGCAGGACTCCGATGGAACCCACATAGACCGGGTTGTCGGTGCCGTAATCGACGGAAATGTTGCCGTTGGCTGATGTTTGTGTGCAGGCTGTGTCAATGTTGCTGTCGAATGCGTTGCCCACAATGCCGCCAGCGCTCGATGCGTAGCCGCCGGTACTGTTGGGGGTCGGGCGGTTCATGCGCCGATACAGCGCCTGCAGCACATCGTTGCCGCCAATCGGCAGTTTGTAGACGTAGTTGTTAGCTTGGAGCCCGTAGACCTTCTTGTCGATGGCCCAGTACTGGATTCCAATGTTGATCAGGTTGGAGAGCAGGAAGAACAGCGACTCGCGGGCGCTCAGGACTTGCTCGGACGTCAGCTCTTCGGCCAATTTGCCGCAGCGCCTCGCGCCGTGATCAATCAGCGTCTGGACCTGAATAACGGTCGTCCCTACAGTTCCTGAATAAGCCATCGCGTCCTCACCATCCCGGGCAATTCCAGCGCTTCATAGAGGCTCTAGCGCGGCTTCCCTCGTCGCTTTTCTCAGCAACTGGACCCATGCGAGCGCAAAATGAATCGCGTCGTGAGCCACCTTCAGGCTGGGGTGCTTTTAGGTGGGACCCTGTTTCTCGATTGTACTTTGCGCGACCCTTTGCAGTGAGCCCCGCGCCCTTATCGACGGACAATTTTTCGCCACGGCCAACTGCCAAGCTGGGGCCGCCGTCTTTCATCTTTACGGTTTTGGCCGCTTCACGAAAAGCTTCAGCCGTTGGAGCGCCTTTGCTGCCCGGCTTGCGCATGCGCTCGCCAGAGCCTTCAGCGATGCGCTCACGCTTTGCATGGATATTGGCATAGAGGCCCCCTTCTTTGAACTGCTTGCCCTCGTCGGCCTTGGCAAACTCTTTGCCGACCTTTTGAGGGATGCCCACTTTCTTTGCGAAGGCAGGGTTGTGCGCAACCGCCTCCATCAGGCGATGTTGAGAGGCGGTTTTGCTTGGCATGATTAGGCCACCTGCAAAATGCTCGCAATCACCGAAGGAATTGCGGGGTAGGCCGGGGTGACGCTGGCTGGCAACGACTCAATCGTCACCGAAGTGCTGGTAGGCAGCCAGACCATTTGCACATAGTCGTTGGCGTTGAGGTCCAGCATGAACGTCAAGGATGCCACGTTGTAGCCAAAAATACTGGCGCTCTTGCGGGCCGGAATGGTGTACTGCGTGGCAGAGTTTGCAAGGTCCGCGCCGTTGATGCGCAGCCACACCGTAACGTCTTCTTGGGCGTTGGTGACGTTCTTGAACTGGATGCTGAATTGAAGCGAAAAAATACCGTCAGCGGGCACCGTGATGTTGGTGCTGCTTGCCAGCGTGATGCCGTCGGCCACGTCAACGGTGTCCATTGAAACCGCCGTACCAACTGTCGTGCTGCCGGTTTGATCCGTGGTGTCGCTGAATGCGCCGTATGCGTTGTCAAACGCACGCAAAGAATTGAGGGTCGCTTTGACGTTCGCGCCAGACTGCACCAAGGGGACCAGCTCGGCCCCCGTCAGCGTGGCCGCTGAAGGCATCGCGGAAATTTTTTGATCAGCCATTACGAAGCCTCCAGAATGATTTTGCTGCTGTCCTCCTGAAGCACATAGCCCGGGGAGGTCTCGTCAGCAATGTAAAAGGTGGTCACAGGCGTTCCGCCGTACAGGTCAACGACGCCACCGTCGCCAACATCAAGGCCAAAATCAGTCCCACCGACAACGTTCTGCGCCCCCACTTGGGATGCAAAACCATCGCTGGTGTTGGCCTGATCGGCAACGCCGCCGTAACCAACCTTGCCCATTAAATGCCCGCCTGCACCAGCTTGAGCGTAACAGTGCCAGTGCCGGAATTGACCAGCAGCTTGACGCCGGTCACGGCGAAAGCGTAGTTGCCATCCGCGTTGGCGGTTTCACCGGCCACCGTCGGGTGCGAGAACCACGTCGAAAACCCCACGCCGGGGTCGTCAAAGGTGTGCTGCACGGTGTAGTCCACAGTGCCAGTCACTTCAACACCAAAGCCCACGTTGAAGGGGCTGATGTTTGTGTTCATCACCAGCGCAGAGCTTGAGCCTGTGCCAGTCTTAGAAACGGTTTGTACTTTCATGTCAATCCCTCAAGGAAAGCGAGGGCCGAAGCCCCCGCTTTGTTTCAGCAAGCCGAGCCACCTGCTTTGAGCTTGAGCTTGTTGGCTGGGCCATACTTCTCATTGCTCATTGCTTTGGCTTCGCGCATTGCAGTCGCGTTCTCAGAATTGAAAACGGCCTGCAACTTACGATCACCGGGAGCCACTCGACCGCCCTTCTTGTAGGTCCCAGCAAGCTGGGTGATCTCTACAGGTCCGGGCACTCGCTTGTTCCCTTGCGGCATGGCCACGGGACGGCCGTCGTCAACAAGCCCCCCCGTGGCGTAGGCTTTTTTTGTGGCACGCCCTCCACGCTTATAGCCGCCAGCGTTGGATTCAGCGACACCGCCGGTCTTGAAACCGCCAGCATTGCCCATCTTCACGCCGCCAGTGCCAGAAGCGCTGTCGTACTTGCCGCTGTGGACTTCAGTCGTGGCGTAGGTGCCAGAAGTTGACTCCGAGGGGATTGCTCCACCCGTGGCTTTCTTCATGACCTTTCCGCCGCGCTTGTAGCCGCCTGCGTTGCCTTCCTTGACGGCACCAGTGGGGCCCTTGGCACGATCAGCAGTCGCGGTGTGCATCTTGGTCTTCTCGTAGGGACCAGC